CAGTACGCGAGTTACCTTGCGACCTCTCCGGGCGGCACGGCGACCGGCTTCGGCGCACGCAAGCTGATTCTCGATGACCTGATCAAGAAAGCCGAGGAGGCGTTCAACGAGGGCGCACTCGACAAGCAGTGGCAGTGGTTCACGGACACAATGCTGTCCCGAACCGAAACCGGCTACAAGATCGTCATCATCATGACGCGCTGGGCGACCGGCGACCTCGCAGGACGCGCCCTTGAGCACTGGCCGGACGCGGAAATCATCACCATGAAGGCCTTGCAGGACGACGGTACGATGCTGTGCGACGCGGTTCTCACCCGCGAGGACTACGAGGACAAGGTTCGCACGATGAGCGAGGAAATCGCCAGCGCGAACTATCAGCAGCAGCCGATCGACCTCAAAGGCCGTCTGTACAGCAGCTTCAAGACCTATACGGACATTCCGAGGGACGAGCACGGCAAGCCGCTGTTTACCCATATCCGCAGCTACACGGACACGGCGGACACCGGCGCGGACTATCTGTGCAGCATCATCTACGGCGAGTATAACCACGAGGCGTATGTGCTCGACATCTACTACACCAAGGACCCGATGGAAGTGACCGAGCCGGAAACCGCACGGCGGCTGCTGGCGCACGGCGTAAACCTCGCGAAAATCGAGAGCAACAACGGCGGCCGCGGCTTTGCCCGCAACGTGCAGGAGCAGTTTCGGCGGCTCGGCTCCAACCGCTGCCGTGTGGAGTGGTTCCATCAGAGCGAGAACAAGGTCGCGCGTATCCTCACCAACTCAACGTGGGTGCAGGATCACATTTACTACCCGGTGAACTGGCGCGACCGCTGGCCGGAGTACGCAAAAGCAATGTTACATTACCAGAAAGAGGGCAAGAACGCCCACGATGACGCTCCCGACGCCACGACCGGCGTTGCGGAGCAGTTTACCAGGAAAGGAGGTGTCAGCGTATGGTGAAAGTGAACAGCCGCACGATTCAACGGCTATTACAGGGGCACGGGCAGTTCATCCGCGCAGCGGACGAGGCGCGGCGCTATTACAGCAACGTCAACCGCATCAAGCAGGACAACAGCGTTTTGCAGCGGCAGGCAGAGACCGAGCAGGCGCTCGGCAATCCGCTGCACCTCGCGGACAACCGCATTTCGCACTCGTGGCATAATCTGCTCGTGACGCAGAAGGTTTCCTACGCGCTGAGCTATCCGCCGGTGTTCGATGTGGGGAACAAGACCGCCAACGAGCGGATTGCAGAGATTCTCGGAGATCAGTATACCGCAACGGCCATGCAGCTCGGCATTGACGCGAGCAACACCTCGGTCGGCTGGCTGCATTACTGGCGCGGCACAGACGGCAGGTTCCGCTACCACACCGTAGACCCGGAACAGATCGTGCCGGTGTTCTCCGGTACGCTGGAGAGCGATCTCGTCGGCGTGCTGCGCTGCTACACCATGCTCGACCCGCAGAGCGGCCAGACCGTGCAGGTGTGCGAATACTGGGACGACACGACCTGCCGGTTCTACCGTCAGAACGGCGTGTCCGGCAACTACACCTACTTCGAGTATCCGGAAGTCGGGCAGGAACTGCGGCACGGCCTCGGCGCGGTGCCGTTCATCCCGTTCTACAACAACGCCGACCGGCGGGGCGACCTGCCGCTGTACCGCGACCTGATCGACGCCTACGACAAGGTGGTTTCCGGCTTTGCCAACGACATGGAGGACGTGCAGGAGGTCATCTTCGTCATCAAGAACTACGGCGGCACGGACAAGACCGAGTTCATGAGCGACCTCAAAAAGAGCAAGCTCATCAAGGTCGAGGGGGACGGCGGCGTGGACACCATCCGCGCGGAGATCCCGTTTGAGGCGCGGAACGCTTTCCTCGAAAGAACCCGCCGTCAGATTTTCGTTTCCGGCATGGGTGTTGACCCGAACCCTGAGAATTTCGGCAACTCGTCCGGCGTGGCGCTCAAGTACCTGTACAGCCTGTTGGAGCTCAAGGCCGTGATGCTGGAAACGCAGTTCCGCAGCGGTTTCGCCGAGCTGGTACGCGCCATCTGCCGTATGGAGGGTATCGCACAGCCGAAACGCATTCTCCAGACATGGACGCGCAACATGGTGCAGAACGACCTCGAAACCGCGCAGATCGCGCAGCAGTCGGTCGGCATTATCTCGGACAGAACCATCCTCGCAAACCATCCGTGGGTAGACGATGCCGAGAACGAGCAGAAGCAGTTGGAAAAGGAACAGCAGGCGGCAGCCGAGAAGCAGCCGCAGTTCCGGTTCCCGCCAAAGGACGGTGCAGGCGATGGCAGCAGCGGATAAGCTGAACGGCGCCTACTGGCGCAAGCGTGCCATCGAGCTGGCCGAGAAGCAGAAGCAGGAAGATGACGACCTGTGTCTGCGGTTCCATCGGGAATACGAGCGCATTCTGCACGAACTGGATCAGGAAATTTCGATCTTCTATGCCCGCTATGCCGCAAACGAGAGCGTCAGCATGGCAGATGCACGCAGACTGCTGCGGGATGCAGAGCTGGAGGACTTCCGGATGTCGCTGGACGAGTTCCGGGATAAGGCGCTTGCAGGCGGCTTTGACAAGGAACTGGAGGAGGTTTATCTCCGGTCGCGTATTTCGCGTTTACAGGCGTTGCAGACACAGGTTGAACTGCGTATGATGGAGCTGTTCGGCTCTCAGCGCGATGTTCTGCGCGACCATTTGCAGGAGCGCTACACCGACACCTACTACCGCACGGTGTACGCTGTCAGCCAGCAGGTCGATGTGGCAAGCACGTTCGCAAGGATTGACCCGCAGACCATTGAACGCATTCTTGCGGTGCCATGGGCCGGCAGTGAGTTTTCCTCCCGCATCTGGGCGGATAAGGACAAGCTGACCCGTGAGCTGATGCAGACGCTCTCGCGCGGCTTTGTCCGCGGCGACTCGCTCGATCGTATGACGAAAGAGTTCACCCAGCGTATGGGCGTGTCCGAGAGCCGCGCCGCAACGCTAATCCACACCGAGAGCGCCCACGTGGCGGCTGAAGCTGCCGAACAGGGATACCGGGAAACAGGTGTCCAGTCCTATCGGTTCGAGGCAGCACTCGACCTCAAGACCTGCGCAGTGTGCGGTGCCCTGGATCAGCGCGAGTTTCCGCTCGCGGAGCGTGAAACCGGCATCAATTATCCGCCGCTGCATCCGCGCTGCCGGTGTACCACCGTTCCGGTGACGGAGTTCCGGATCGGCAGTAAGCGTGCCGCCAGAAATCCCGCGACCGGCAAGACCGAGTATGTCGAGAAGAAGCTGACGTATGAGGAATGGTGGAAGAAGTACGTTGATGGGGACGTAAAAACGTCCGAACCAGTTGCAGAACCGACAAAATCTGCTATAATAAAACCTAAGATAGCGGAGAATGGGGACGCGGCCGTGCAGAATGAGCAACCGATTTATCGGACGTTGGGAAAACTGAAAACCGAGTATCTGGAAAAACGCTTTGGAAAGCTGCAAACAGATGAACTGATTATTATGGACGAACGTCTGGAGCATATCCGAGAGCGCCACCCGGAAGATGTAGAGCTGTTCGAGAAATACGGAGCCGCTGCGGCACTTGAGCCGGATACCGTTCTTGTTGACGGTAAGCATGACGGAACGGTTTTCATGGTAAAGGGCTTGCCGGACACCAATTTGAATGTTGTTGTACGGCTTGCGCTGGATACTGATGATACAGGACGGAAAAACTCTATCATGACGTTTTATCGCATCAGAGAAAAGAATTTGAAGAAACTCATAAACAAAAGCGAGGTTCTTTACAGCAAGGAATAAATCTGTTATAATAATCATACAGATAAACGGTATTTTGAAGTAGAGATTGTGCTGCTACACACCCTCCGGGTCAAAAGAAATGTGGGAAAGGGCACACCCACCAAAATACCAGAGATCCCGATAAGGGCGCTTCGGAAACGAGGCGCCTTTGTCGTACAATCTAAGAACGAACCACCAAGGATTCAATCCAGGGTGGTTTTTTCATACCCATTTTTCGATGAAAGGAGCAAAAAACAATGGAATTTCTCAAAAGCCTTTTTGAAAAGGGCGCACTGACCTGGGAGCAGTTCCAGCAGGCGGCAAAGGACGCAAAGTTTGAGGTCGTCAACGCCGCCGGCGGCGCTTACGTTCCCAAGGCCGACCTGGACACCAAGGCGCAGGAGCTGACCACGGCGAATAACACCATCAAGGACCTGCGTGCCGCCGCCAAGGCGTGGGACGGCAAGGACCCGAAGAAGCTGGAGGACGACCTCAAGACCCTCCAGACAAAGTACGACACCGATACCGCGAATATTCGTCGCGATGCGGCAATCGACCTGGCGCTGACCCGTGCCCATGCACGTGATCCGCAGCTGACCCGCGCGGCGCTCTCGATGGACGACATCAAGATCGGCGCGGACGGCAAGATCACCGGCCTTGACGCGCAGGTCGAAAGTCTGAAAAAGGACAAGGCATGGCTGTTCGAGGAGGATGGCGCAGGTCAGTCCGGCAAGCAGGGCGACAAGGGCGGAAACCCGAACGGCGGTCAGGGCGGCGGTTACAATCCGCAGTCTGGCGGCAACCCGAACACGGTAAACGATCTCGGTTCCGCTCTCGCAGAAGTATACAACACCCACGGCTAACAGAAAGAAGGAATGAAAAATGCCTATCACTCTCGCACAGGCAAAGGTCGGCATGGCAAACCATGTGGACCAGCAGGTTATTGACCAGTTCCGCCGCGGCTCCATGCTGCTGGAGGCACTGACCTTTGACAACTCGGTATCGCCCGGTACCGGCGGCTCTACGCTGACCTATGGCTACACTCAGCTCAAGACCCCGGCAGGCGCGGATTTCCGTGACATCAACACCGACTACACCGACACCGTAGCCGACCGCGAAACCAAGTCGGTTGACCTCAAGATCTTCGGCGGTACGTTCAAGATCGACCGCGTTCTCGCGAACACCGCGAACGGCCAGATCAGCGAGGTGCAGTTCCAGCTCGAGGAGCACATCAAGGCGACCACCAACCTGTTCCACTACACCGCAATCAACGGCGACAAGGGCACCAAGGGCTTTGACGGTCTGGACACGCTTCTTGTCGGCACCTCCACCGAGCTCAACGCGGACGCATCCAAGGCGATCGACCTGTCCACCTCGGCGGCGATCGACACCAACTACAAGACCGTACTCGATATGCTCGACGAGTTCCTGTCCGAGCTGGACGGCGTGCCGACCATGCTCATCGGTAATGCGGCGCTGCTGACCAAGATCCGCTCCTGCGCCCGCCGTGCCGGTTATCTGACCCACTCCGAGGACGCTTTCGGCCGTCAGATGAGCGGTTACAACGGCATTCCGTTCATGGATATGCAGTATTACTACGACACCTCCGAGAAGAAGGAAAAGCCGGTCGTGCCGATCACTTCGCGCGAATACGGCGCGTCCTCGTCCAAGACCACCGTTACCGGTCTGACCGACCTGTACGCTGTCCGTCTGGGTCTGGACGGTTTCCACGCCGTATCTCCGATGGGCGGCAAGGTGATCTCGACCACGCTGCCGGATTTCTCTACCGCAGGTCCGGTCAAGGCCGGTGATGTCGAGATGGTAGCGGCAACCGTGCTCAAGAAGTCCCGCGCTGCCGGCGTGCTGCGTAACTTCAAGGTAAAGTGAGGGAACTGCCATGTACAAGATCAAGGCACCGAACGAGGAGTACGACCGCAAGATCGGCGGCGTGCAGTTTGTCAGTGGTGAGGCGCAGACGGATAACGAGTGGCTTGCAAGCTGGTTCTCCGGCCGTGCGGGCTTTACCGTGGAAACCGTGACCGCCGAGGAGGAAACCGAGCCGACCGAGGACAAACCGAGGGGGAAGCGCAGAAATGACAAGGGAAACGCTGATGCTGCGAGCGCAAAGCCTGCTGCCGAACCTGCCGCAGGAAACGCTTGAGTTCGCCTGCGATCTGGTGCTCGAGCAGATCTGTAATTACTGCAATCTGACCGAGGCGCCGGACGGTCTGACGAACACCGCAGCGCTGATGGCGCGCGGCCTGGTAAACAGCGTTCAGCTCCAGAACGAGAATATGCAGCCTGCCGCAAAGGGCGTGTCCAGAGGGGATACGTCCTTTTCCTTTGCGACCGCAGCGGAACAGCTGGCGGCGCTGGCAAGCTCGGGCGACTTCCTCACCGACTACAAGGCGCAGCTGAACGCTTATCGAAAGATGAGGTGGTAGTATGCTCGGCAATCCGGAACTGGAGCGGGCGCTGCTCGAGCAGACCTATGACGGCGTGATGACCGTCACCGGCACGCGCAAGCAGGAAGTGGGTGGCGAAACCGTTGTTACGCCGGACGCAGTGCTGCACGAGAATATCCCGTGTGCGCTGTCGTTTTCGGGCACACCGGACAGCAAGACCGATGCAAACAGCAGTCAGATCAGCTATCAGGCGACGATCTACTGTGCGCCTGATCTGGCTGTTCCGGCAGGCTGCCGCATCGCTGTTCAGCAGTACGGCGTGACCTATCGGCTGAAATACAGCGGCGAAAGCGCGGTCTATCCGACCCATCAGCAGCTTTCCGCCGTCCGAGAGGAGCGAGCGTAATGGCAAGCTGGGGAAGCTGTGATTTTCACGAGCTGCGCGACTTAAACGAACGCATTAAGGCCGCTGCCAGCGAACCGGAGATGGACGCTTTCTACACCGGCCTGCTCGATGAGATGATGAACGGTCTGCTGACCGACGTCAAGGAGCTGACACCGGTTGACCGCGGTCATCTGCGGCGCAACTGGTTCATCACCAAGGCGAAGCGCAGCGGCAAGGTGTACCACGCGGATATTTATAACAATATCGAGTACGCGCCGTTCGTCGAGAACGGCCACCGGCAGGAGGTCGGACGGTACGTTCCAGCCATCGGCAAGCGCCTTGTGAACGGTTTTGTCGAGGGCAAGCATATGCTGCGCGAGGGTCTGTTCGACCTCCAGAAAGAAGCGCCGGACTTTATCAAGACCAAAAGCGAGGAATTTCTCAGCCGCATGATGGAGGGCAAATGATTAACGTAGTACAGGAAATCGTCGATAAGCTGCGCACGGTCTATCCATCGGCGCGGTACGACATCTACACCGAGCGTATCGAGCAGGGCTTCTCTGTGCCGTGCTTCTCCATTAGGCAGCTTCGCGCGGACGTCACGCCGTACCCGTCCGGCCTGCATGAGATCGTGCAGCACATGGACGTGCGGTTCTTCCCGTCGGACGGCCGTCCGCAGGAGCAGTGCCGAGAAATCGCACAGACGCTCACGCTGCTGCTGCGGCGTACGGAGAGCCTGCGCGGCTCGAACCTCTCGTGGGAAATTACAGACGAGGTGCTGCACTTCTTCGCGGACTACCGGCAGTTTGTCCGGGAAATCCCGGAAGATATTCCGATGGAGAATTTGCAGACCACCGTAGGAACGGAGAACGAAAATGGCAGTTAAACGCAAAACCGAGGCAGGAGCACCGGCGTTTACCGGCGCGCAGCTCCTGACCTTCGACAGATATCGCGAGCGGCGCGACCTGCTGGGTGTGCTGCTCGACAAGGATCAGCGCTACACCTTTTCCGAGGTGGATGCGCTCATTGATAACTTTATGAAAGGCAAGGTGAATTAAATGGCTTTAGGCGGCGGTATGTATACCGTACAGAACAAGGTTCTGCCCGGTGCGTACATCAACTTTGTGTCGGCGGCGCGTGCGTCTGCGACCCTGGGCGACCGCGGCACGGCGGCTTTCCCGCTGTCTCTCGACTGGGGACCGGAGAACGAGGTCGTGACCATCGAGAACAGCGAGTTCCAGAAGGGCTCACTTGCGCTGACCGGCTACGCCTACACGGCGGACGAGCTGCGTCCGCTGCGCGAGATCTTCGCAAATGCCAAGACGCTGCACCTGTTCCGTCTGAACAGCGGCGGCGCAAAGGCAGCCTGCAAGTACGCAGAGGCGAAGTATCCGGGCAAGATCGGCAACGAACTAAAGATCGTCATTCAGCAGAACGAGGGCTTCACGGCATCGACGAACGAGGTCTACGATGTTTCGACCTATATCGGCACGACCCTTGTGGACACGCAGAAGGCAGTTAAGGCAGTTTCCGACCTTTCCGACAACGACTATCTGCACTGGAAGGGCAGCGAGGCGCTGACCGAGAACGCAGGCCTGCTGCTCACCGGAGGCACGACCGGCGCGGTGCAGGATGCAGCTTACCAGACGTTCCTCGACAAGATCGAGCCGTACAGCTTCAACGCGGTCGGCTGCGACACGAAGAACAGCACGGTCAAGGGTCTGTTCGCCAACTGGACGCGCCGCCTGCGTGATGAGCAGGGCGTGAAGTTTCAGTGCGTGCTGCATGGCTACCCTGCGGCAGACTACGAGGGCGTGATTTCCGTCAAGAACGGTCTGGTCGGTGCATCTGATGATACCTCGGCTGTCTACTGGACGACCGGCGCGGAATCTGCGTGCGCGGTCAACCGCTCGATGACCAACTCGACCTACACCGGCGAGTACGACATCGACACGAACTACACGCAGACCCAGCTTGAAAAGGCCATCAAGGCGGGTGAGTTCACGTTCCACCGTGTCGGTGACCAGACGCGCGTGCTGACCGACATCAACACCTTTGTGTCCGTCACGGACGAAAAGAGCGCGGATTTCTCGTCCAATCAGGTCATGCGCGTGCTTGACCAGATTGCGAATGACATTGCATCGCTGTTTAACTCAAAGTACCTCGGCAAGGTACAGAACGACGCGAGCGGCCGCGTGAGCCTGTGGAGTGACATCGTAGCGCATCACACTCAGCTCCAGACCATCCGCGCCATTGAGAACTTCGACAGCAGCAGCGTCACCGTGTCACAGGGCGACATGAAGAAGTCGGTTGCGGTCGAAGACCATGTGCAGCCGGTTTCCGCGATGGAACAGCTTTACATGAAGGTAATCGTTGAATAAAGGAGGGAAAAGTCATGCTGAACGCTCCTGTTATGGAAGCAAATGATGCGGTATCCGGTTCGATGGCCGAGTGCTACGTCACCATTGACGGCAACCGCTACAATATGATGCAGCTGTACAGCTTTGAATCGTCCGCGAAGGTCGACATTCAGGACGTAAAGCTGCTCGGCCGCACCGGCAAGGGCAAGAAGCCAAGTGGGTGGTCTGGTTCGTGGAAGGCCACGGCGCACTTTAACCAGAGCGTGTTCCGCCGCTGGTTCCTGATCTACTGCAAGACCGGCAAAATGACGCCGTTTGAGATTCAGGTGTCCAACGAGGACCCGTCCTCGTCCGCCGGCCGTCAGACCATCACGCACACCGGCTGCCTGATCGACAGCTCGATTCTGGCGAAGTTCGACGCAGGCGACAGTCTGCTTGACGAGGAGCTTTCCGGTACGTTCGACGGCTGGGATATGCCCGAGGAATTTACCGAACTGTCCGGTATGGAATAAGGAGGAATTTGTACAATGGGTAATCTTACCGCATTTCTGGCGCAGAACGCCAAGCAGGTTGAAAACGTGAAGCTGGTCGTATCCGACCGCTTCACCGATGAGGACGGCAAGCCGCTCGAGTGGGAGGTACGCTGCATTTCCTCGCGCGAGGACGAAACACTGCGCCGTGACTGCCAGTACCGCGTACAGGTGCCGGGCAAGCGCGGCAGCTTCCGTCAGGAATTCGACAACGTGCTGTACCTTGCCAAGCTGGCAGCCGCCTGCACGGTTTATCCGAACCTCAACGACGCAGAACTGCAGGACAGCTACGGCGTGAAATGCGCCGAGGAGCTGATCTCGGCCATGCTGACGCCGGGTGAGTATACGAACTACACGGAAAAACTGTTCGACATCTGCGGCTTCGGTGACAAGCTCGATCTGGTGGAACAGGCAAAAAACTGATTCGGGACGGGGATGACGAGGCTTCCGTCGCACATTTCTGCCTGCAGGAGCTTCACATCCTGCCGTCCGCATTTTTGAGCCTGCCGACGGAAGAGAGAGCCTTTATCACAGCTTCGTGCATTGTGCGAGGCGAGGAAGAGGAAAAGGCGCTGAATAAGACGAAACGAGGGAGGTGAGTTCTATGGCACTGTCCAACACCGTCCAGCTGCGCGACGGCATGAGTAATGTACTCAGCCGTATCGCGTCCAACCTGAGTGCGGTCAACGACCGGTTTGAGCGTATGCAAAGCCTGACCGAACAGGCGGCGCCGACCGGTCTTTATTCACAATTTAACAGCGAATTGACGGGTGTGCGTGAAGAACTCACCCGAACCGTGAGCGAAATCGAGGAGCTGCGGAGCAGCATGACCTCGGCGCAGCCGCCGGCGGAAAACCTGACGGCCTCACTTAAAAAGCTGGGCACCGCGTTCCTCGGCTCCAAGCTGGTGAGCGGTATCGTGAGTATGTCGGACGAAATGACGCAGACCACGGCGCGTCTGAATCTGATGAACGACGGTCTGCAAAGCACCGCCGACCTGCAGGAGCTGATCTATCAGTCGGCTATGCGTTCCCGCGGCGCGTACAACGCCACGGCGGATGCGGTCGCGAAGATGGGCCTGCTTGCCGGTGACGCATTCAGCAGCAACCAGGAAACGATTGCGTTTGTCGAGCAGCTGAACAAGCAGTTCAAGATCGCCGGCACCTCGGCAGAGGGACAGGCCGCCGCCATGCTCCAGATCACGCAGGCCATGGGCTCCGGTGTGCTGCGCGGTGAGGAGCTGAACTCGGTATTCGAGCAGGCACCGACCATCATTCAGTCGATTGCGGATTACCTCGGCGTATCGGTCGGTGAGATCCGCAGCATGGCGCAGGAGGGCGAGCTGACGGCGGGCGTTGTCAAGTCCGCGCTGCTGTCCTCGGCAGAGGAAACCAACCAGAAGTTCAGCGAGATTCCGCTCACCTGGTCGGACGTCTGGACGCAGGCCAGCAACATGGCGATCATGGCCTTGCAGCCACTGCTCGAAGCCATCAACTGGGTGGCGAACAATATTGAGGTCATCGGCCCGCTGGTGCTTGCGGCTGCGGCAGCCTTTGCGCTGTTTGCAGTGGCCGCCAACTGGACGAAGATCTGTGCTGCGGCTACGAAGGCGCTGACCGCCGCACAGAAAATGCTCAATGCCGTGATGGCGCTCAACCCGATCGTGCTGATTATCGGCTCGATCATCATTCTGATCGGCGTGATCGCGGCATACATCAACTACACGAACCGGGCGAAGAACGAAACGACGAGCGCTGTCGGCGTGATCTGCGGCCTGTTTGCGATGGCAGGCGCGTTTGTCTACAATATGTTCTATCTGCCGGTCTACAACGTGATTGCCGACCTTATCAACTTCCTCGGCAACGTGTTTCAGCACCCGATTGCATCGATCGAGATTTTGTTTTTGCAGCTCAGCCAGTATGTTGTCGGCGTCATCCGCGGTATGGTGAGGACGATCGAGAAGCTCATCAATCTTATTCCGGGCGTGAAGATCAACATCACCAGCGGTCTGGACACGTTCTACGACAGCTACACCGACAGCATCCAGAAGATCAAGGATCAGTCCGGGTGGACGGAGTACGTTAAGCACAAGGAGAAGATCGAGTATTCGACGGCTTACGCCAACGGCTACAACTGGGGCGCAAACCTACAGAACAGCATCTCTGAAAAGCTGGGTCTTGACCTGCCGGACGATCCGGCAACGGGCCTGCTGTCTAACATTGCGGACAACACCGCACAGATTGCGGACGATGTGAGTGTATCCTCGGACGACATCAAGCTGCTGCGCGATATTGCCGAGCGGCAGGTCATCAACAAGTACACCACCGCCGAGATCAAGGTGGAAATGGTCAACCACAACAACATCTCGAACGAGATGGATCTGGACGGCGTAGTCAATCTGCTGGAAGCCAAGGTCACCGAGGCGCTTGTCACCAGTGCGGAAGGAGTGCACATCTAAAATATGTACGAGTTTTACATGGACGGTGTGCGCCTTCCGGTCACGCCGAGTGCGCTGACCATCAAGATCAGCAACCAGAACAAGACCATCAACCTCATAAACGAGGGTCAGCGCAACATCATCAAGACACCCGGATTGAGCAAGTACAGCTTCAATGCGCTCCTGCCGAACAGGGAATACCCGTTTGCGTGTTACCCGAACGGCTACCAGCCGGCACAGTATTATATGTCACTGCTGGAAAAGCTCAAGCGCGAGTGCAAGCCGTTTGAGTTTTTGGTTATCCGCACGGACGACGCAGGCAATCTGCTGATGACGAACGACCCGGACAAGCCGCTCATGGTATCGTTGGAAAGCTACGAACTGAGCGAGGATGCCGGTAGCTACGGCGTTGACGTGATGGCGAAAATCGAACTGCTGACTTATGTGGATGTCAAGACCAAGCTGATTGAGTTCGAAAAGAGCGAAAGCAATTCGAGCACCAAGAAAGCGACCGTCACGCAGAAGCGCGACACTACGACCGCACCTAAGAACAAAACGTACACTGTTAAACAGGGCGATACCCTATGGGACATTGCCCGTGTACAGTTAGGTAATGGCTCCAAGTGGACGAGCATTTACAGCCTGAACAAGGCTGCTATTGAAGCCGCGGCGAAGAAATACGGTAGATCAAGCAGCAGTAACGGTTGGTGGATTTATCCCGGAACCGTGCTCAAGCTGCCGGGTTAAGGAGGGGAGAACATGGGTAAATATGTTTGGCCGTGTCCGTCCTACTCGCGTATGTCGAGCGGCTATGGTAACCGCGTACACCCAATTTACGGCACTGTCAAGTTTCATGACGGTGTAGACCTTGCTTCTGCTTCGGGTACTCCTATTCTTGCGTTTGCTCCTGGTACTGTAACGGTATCCGGTTTGAACGGAGGTTATGGTAACTACATCAGTATTAACCATGGCGGCGGTCTGATGAGTTTCTACGGACATTGTTCGAAACTGTATGTTTCAAAGGGCGCGAAAGTTTCCGCAGGTCAGAAGATTGCCGCTGTCGGCACGACCGGCAGTTCGACCGGCTGCCACCTGCATTTCGGTATGCACTTAAACGGTTCGTCGGTCAATCCGCTGAACTATGTATCATCGAAGGACACAGTATCTAACTATTCCGGCGCGAAGTCGGGCGGTACGGCAACGAATACTGTAAAGGCGTTATTCACGGCATACTATCCCGCGAATAACGCCATGGAGGGCGGTTTCCTTGACGCACTGGGAAACAGACTTGACCCGAGCAAGCATACCTGTGCTGCGCCGCCGTCTGTACCGTTCGGGACGAAAATCACCGTGCAGGGCACAGGTACGGCGCTTGACGGCGTGACCTACACCGTCAATGACCGCGGCGGCATGATTCAAATTGAGGGCGGCGTGTACCACTTCGATCTTTTGATGAGCAGCAATGCCGAGTGCAACCGCTGGGGCAAGAAGTACGGCAAAGCCGTCATCGGCGGCTCGGGCGGCTCGTCCGGCTCGACCTCTTCGGGCACGAGCACCGAGAAAGAGAAGAAGAAGGACATCACGACCGTTGTTGTTAAGTCCGTCACCGGCGCAGCAGGCACGCGCAAGGAGATCCTGCGGGATGTGCCGTCCTGCCAGATGCCAGGCGCGGAGCTGATCATCCAGGACAAAAACGGTCAGCTTCAGCAGCCGATGATCGAGGGCGACATCGTGTGGGAAACTACCCGCAGCGGCGCGGCGTCCTCGCTGACGTTTACGGTCGTCAAGGACGATACCCTCAACTTTCACGAGGGCAATCCAGTGTCGTTCCGGTTCAATGGCGCGAATGTGTTCTATGGCTACGTCTTTAAGAAGTCGCGCTCAGACAATCGGCTGATTAAGGTCACGGCCTATGACCAGCTGCGCTACTTCAAAAACAAAGACACGATTTCGTATGTCAATAAGACTTACGCCGATGTCCTCAAAATGCTGGCTGCGGACTACGGCCTCAAGGTCGGTACCGTGACCGACACCAAGTACAAAATCCCGCAGAGGATTGAGGAGGGCACGCTCTTTGACATGTTAGGTAACGCCAGTGACCTGACCATCATCAACACCGGCAAGGTGTATGTGCTCTACGACGATTTCGGCAAGTTGTGCCTCAAACCCTACGAGAGCCTGCTCCTGCCGCTCTACATCGACGAGGACACCGCCCAGGGTTATAGTTACACGTCCTCGATTGACAGCGATGTGTACAACCGCATCAAGCTGGCGTGGGACAATGACGAAACTGGCGTGCGAGAAGTCCACGTCATGAACAATACCGCCAGCCAGAGCAAATGGGGCACGCTCCAGTATTACGAAAAGCTGGACAACGCCCTCAACACCGCTGATTTGCAGACCAAGGCCAAGGCGCTCATGAAATACTACAACGTCATCCACCGCGAACTGACCATGCAGAAGGTGTTCGGGGACGTTCGGGCGCGTGCCGGTACTTCGGTCTGCGTCGGCATGGGCCTGGGTGACATCAACATCAAGAACTATATGTGCGTGGAGAAGGCTAAGCACACGTTCAGCAATGGCCTGTACACGATGGATTTGTATCTGAGCGGAATTCGAGGTGAGTTTAGTGCCTAATCTGATGGAATCTATGCGGCAGATTGCCGCGAACGAGCGTCAAGCCGCTTTGCCGACGACAATCTGCTTCGGCAAGGTGATTGCACTCTCGCCGTTCCGTGTGCAGATCGACCAGAAACTTGTGCTCACCAAGGAGTTTTTCATCGTGAAAAGTGGCGTGAGCGCATCCTCGTTCAAGGTGGGCGATGTGCTCATCCTGTTCCGCAATGAGGGCGGGCAAAAGTACCTGATATTCGACAAGAAAGGGGCGCTGTAATGCTGCCGACAGAGTATAATGACGATCTCGTGCAGGATTTCGAGATTGAAACACAGCCTACGCGCACCTATGCGCTGCGGTTTGACGGCTACCCGTGTTCCGGCGGCAAGCTGGACGGACTGGAAGCCATGAAGCAGGCCATCTTCCTGATTCTCCAGACCGAGCGGTTTCAGTACGCGATTTACAGCTGGAATTACGGTATTGAGCTGAACGCCCTGCTCGGTCAGACCATGACGCCGTATCTGCAGGCCAAGGTTGCCAAGGCGATTGAAGATGCGCTCATGGCAGATGATCGTGTGCTCTCGGTTGAGCAGTTCTCGTTCACCAAGGGAAAGCGCAGCCTGCTTGTGAAATTTACCGTAACCACGACCGAGGGCGACGTCGAGAGCGAATTTGAGTTTGGAGGTGAAGCGGCATGATTGGAAAGTATTCCGATGAAATGACGTTTGACTACATTATGAACCGTATGCTGGAATCCGTGCCGGATACGGTGGACAAGCGAGAGGGCAGTATCATCTATGACGCGCTTGCACCGGCTGCCGCAGAACTGGTCAAGTGCTACATGGAACTGGATGTCGTGATGGACGAAACATTTGTTGATACGGCGTCGCTCCAGTACCTTATGCTGCGCTGCAAAGAGCGCGGCGTAGCTATTCAAGGCGAAACGGCTGCTGTTATCGAGGGCGTGTTCACGCCGCCCAGTGTGGAGCTGACCGCGGGCCTGCGGTTCAACTGCGACGAGGTGAACTACACCATCACAGAAAAGATATCGGTGGGTCACTACAAGCTGGAGGCGGAAACGCTCGGTACGGTCGGCAACAAGTACACCGGTTTACTCCTGCCGATCCAGACGGTCAACGGATTGGAAACCGCCCAGATTGCAGCGGTGCTCATTCCGGCCGAGGACGGCGACACGACCGACACGCTGCGCGAGAAATACTACGCCAGCATTGACGGTGAGGCTTTCGGCGGGAATGTCGCGGACTACCGCGAGAAGGTCAACGCTATTACAGGTGTTGGCGGCGTCAAGGTTTATCCGGTTTGGAACGGCGGCGGTACGGTCAAGTTGACTATTATCGCGTCTGATTACACCGCACCGAGCAGCGAGCTTATCAGCAAGGTACAGACCGCCATCGACCCTGAGCAGAACCACGGTGAAGGTCTGGGTTTGGCTCCGATCGGACACACCGTAACTGTTACCGGTGCAAAGTACGCTGACCTCACTATTACAGCCAACGTCACTTTTGCCGCCGGTTGGAACTGGGACAACGGCAAGTCGCAGCTTGTGAGCGCCGCCAATGCGTATCTTGATGAACTGCGTAAGAACTGGGCGGATAGCGAAACAACAGTGGTTCGTATCTCGCAGATCGAAACACACCTGCTGACCGCGGATTGCGTTGTCGATGTGGACGGCACGACCGTCAACGGCGATACCAAGAACATTGAGCTGGCTGCGGACGAAATTCCGCGGCTGAGTACGATTGGCGGTGCGTCGTGAGAAAGAAGCTGCAAGACTACCTGCCTTCGATCCTGCTGAAAACCTACGAGTTTCCGCTTTTGTGCGACACCGAGCAGCCGGAGATTGACCGTCTGCGCGATGCCGCTGATGCGGTGCTGGACGCGCAGTTCATCAGTACCGCCGGTGAAACCGCCATTGCGCGCTACGAGAAGATCTTCGGCATTACGCCGATGGACACGGACACACTGGACGAGCGCCGGTTTAAGGTGCTCGCCAAGATCAATGCGCAGCTGCCGTTCTCGGTGCGCCGCCTGCGGCAGCAGCTTGAAACGCTCTGCGGCGCGGACGGCTACAAGCTGGAACTGAACGGCGACAGGTACACACTGACGGTCAAAGTCGCGCTGACCGCGAAACGTAATCAGCAGGCGGTCGAAGAACTGCTTGCGGACATTGTACCTGCGAATATGGTCTGCACAACATCGTTGCTGTACAACACATGGGAGCAGATCAAGAAGTTAACATGGGGCGAGCTGAAAAAGCTCACCTGGCGAGAAATTAAGGAGGAGGTGCTGCCGGATGGAGCAAACACCTAACTATCATCTGAATAAACCCGGCTACGAGGAGTTCGGTGATGTTGAAGCGCTCAACCAAAACTTTACCGCGATTGACGCCGAACTGAAGAATAACGTTGATGCTGTTAATGCCCGCGTAAAGACCGCTGAACTTGCGGCAGAAGTAAAAAAGGTTGTCAAGGACGGAAGTCTGACCGCTGCTGACCTCGGTGCGGAAAAAGCAGGAGCGGCAGCAGCGCTTGAAGAGAAAGTAGATGCGATGGGTGCCGGTGACGTTGGCGCTGACCCGTCCGGCACGGCTGCAAATGCGGTATCCACGCATAACACGAGCACAAGCGCACATTCTGCGCAGTTTGCCAAGAAACAGGATAAAATCAAGGGCACAAAGGGAAAGTACCTCGGTTTTACGGCGAAAGATACCGTGGGCGAGGTAGACGCGCCTACGTCCGGCGGCAGCTGGATTACGCTGACGTTTGCAAGCGATTTTGTCGGTCAGGTATGGACGCTCAAGGGCGGCAGCGAAACCTACACCGGCACGGTAGACAGCAGCAAGACGGCAACGGTAAGCGTGCTCGGCATTAACACGAGTTACACGCTGTCGTGCGTGCTTGGCGGCGTGACGTACACGGCCGAGGTAACAACCAAGGCGTATTACACGGCGCTGAGTGCCAATCTTGAGAAATTCAAGTCCACGATTACCGTAACCGTAGATAGCGGATCGACGGTTACGGCGACACTGGGCAGCACGGTGCTGACCAAGACAAGCAACGGTACGGCTGTTTTTACGGTCGGCAAGGCGGGTACTTGGGCAATCAAGGCTACTAAGGGTGACCAGACCGCAGAGGGCACAGTAAGCGTTACTGCCAGTGGTCAGAGCAAGGCGCTGACGCTCAGCTATGAAAATGTGTTTGGCGTGGTGTGGGATACGTCCAACAGCAGTACCGCGCTGACGCGCTTAACTCCGAGCACTGACCCTTACGGACTGGTTACACGGTCTGTGACCACTGAGCCGAAACCGGCGGTAGGTAGGGGTGCTGGTTCGAGTCCGTTTGATGCGTTTTTGCCGTGGAGCGGGATGAAAGAGTGCAACCTTGATGGGTCCGGTGAAGTGACGGCTTGGAAGGGTGATAGCGGGTTCTCACGTTCTAATAACTTTACCATGGTGTTTATTCCGGAGTTCTATGTTGCGGCGAAACGTAACGGTACGAAGCAGTATTTCTATGTGTCGGATAAGCCCAAGACTGGAATGACGAAACATCCGGGCAGTGGAAAGTATGTGGGAAGATACACTATTCCCGGAAGTAAATCCGGTGTTACGTCTACTGTAAATATCACTCGCACAACCGCACGCAGCAACGCTAAGAAAAACGGCGACAAGTGGCACTTGTACGATTTCGCAACATATTGCGCAATTATCTTTTTGTACATTGTTGAGTTTGCGGATTGGAACGCACAAAGCAAAATAGGCAATGGATATGCGTACAAGTACGGCAACTCAGCACCATCAGGAAAAACTGATGCAATGGTTTATCATACAGGTTGTGAAACTACGTATGGAAATAGTGCATGGGGCAATGTTCAATACAGAGGTATTGAAAACCTCTGGGGCAACGTGTACCAGTGGGTAGACGGCTTTAACGCCAACGGTACAGCGGCTTACTACTGTACCGACCCGAGCAAGTACGCGGACGATACAGCAACCGGTTATACCAATATTGGCACGCTGCCCGCAAGCGGTTGGATTAAGGACTTGACCGTTACCGACAATGGTCTGCTCATTCCGAAAACGTCTGGCGGCTCGGAAACAACATACGTCCCGGATTATGCGTATTCGGACCCCGACTGGCGCGTGTTGTGTGTTGGTGGCGACTGGAACGAAGGTACGTATGCAGGTCTGTTGAGCTTCAATGCGAGCACCTCTTCATCGGGTTCTTACTCGAACGTTTCCGCGCGTCTCCTGTGCGAGCCATAAGAAAGGAGTGATCTAAATGAAGGTACACGGCGACAACAAGCCGGAGAAAATCACGGCGAACAGTATGCCGAACAAGCCGGGACGCGCGTGGGTAAGGTTTTGCCTGAATCCGGTTGAAACCACAGGCGCAGACGGAAACACGCAGTGGGAGTATGACGAGTATGTCACCGAGGTTGCCGATGGCGCGGACTTGCAGGAGCGTGTAGCCGCACAGGCTGACGCACTGCTGTTGCAGGCCGTCGGTGAGGAGCTGTATGGCACACCGCTGACCTCAGTTGATGATCTGCGTAAGCAGCGTATCGCAGACAGCAAGGCAGACCTCGCTGCATGGCTGTCCGAAAATCCACTGACATGGACGGATGGTAAGAAGTATGCTGTAACGTCGGAAAAGCAGGCACAGCTTACCTCTGCACTGGCGGTACAGCAGGTTGCGCAGTCTGCGGGCGTGGAACGTGAGCTGCGTTGGAACTCCACCGGCGATGAGTGTACGGTCTGGCAGTATGCCGATCTGTGTGCGCTGGCACTGGCGATTGCAGCCTACGTTGAGCCGCGCGTGAGCATCCAGCAGGCAGCAGAGGTGGATCTCCGCAATGCCGAGACGGCAGAGGAGGTGCTTGCCGTTGCATGGAATTACACCTAAGTCTGTGCTTGAGCACCTGCTGTTCGCGGTGATCGGCGGCGTGATGTACATGCTGATCGAGATCGCATGGCGCGGCTACACGCACTGGTCTATGGGTATCCTCGGCGGCGTGTGCTTTGTGGCAGTTGGCTTGCTGAATGAGATCCAGCAGCGACCGCCGATCATCTTGCAGATGGCACAGGGTGCTGTGATCTGCACCGTGATGGAGCTGCTGGCAGGTATGGTGCTCAATGTCTGGCTCGGTCTGGATATATGGGACTACTCCGGCGTGCCCGGCAATATCATGGGGCAGGTGTGCCCGCAGTTTACGCTGGCGTGGGCCGCGCTGTCGGCGGTGGCCGTCTGGGTCGAGGACCGATTGCACAAAATCTTCGACTAACGACAAAAATAGCTGGAATTTTTACACTTGCGATAGGGCAATCGCCCAGAAAGGACAAAAAGTTATGTATCCGAACAACATTTATGTGAAGAATCATGAAGAGATCAAGAAGCTGACCGGCGATATCGGCGTGCAGTTGGATAAGTTCGATCACATCCATCACCTGAAGCATGATGACCTTGCTCGTGCCCAGTACAAGCACTGGCGTTCGGTTGAGACCGGTGTGCCGGAGCTGATGAGCCGCCATGACCACGAACTGCTGGGTATCTGATCTGAAGATGGTGTGTGAAAGGGGCGAGAGATCGCCCTTTTCGCATATCTGAAGGAGGTATCTGGATGGTAGAGATTTTATGCGCGTTCATTGCTGCCGTCGCAGCTATTATCTGTGCAGCTATGGCAGCTCAATCGTCTAAGCGAGAAAAGCGTGAGCAGGCGGAGCAGGAGCGTATCGACCGACGTGCCGAACAGCGTGCAAAGGAAGGTAGACTCCAGCTCGCTATGCTTGACGCGAATTGTCGTTTGACCGTAGGCGTTGCTATGGCCCTCAAGCGAGGTCACTGCAATGGTGAAGTTGAGCAAGGTCTGGCGGCGATCAAGAAAACGCAGCACGAGTATGAGCAGTTTCTTGAAGGAATTGCTCTTGATCAAATTACACGATAAGGAGGACTATACATGAACTGGAAAATTCGTCTGAAGAACCCGGTATTCTGGGTGCAGGTGCTGACCGGCGCGCTGGCGACCGTGCTGGCGTACAGCGGTCTGACCGCTGCGGATATGACCACCTGGGCAGGGCTGTGGAACGTTATTACCGGCGCGTTCAGCAATCCGTACTGCCTGTTTCTGGTGGCAAGCAATATCTGGAGTGCGCTGAATGACCCGACCACTTCCGGCATTTCTGATAGCGCACGGGCAAAGGGCTACACTGCGCCCTCAGCGGAGTAAAATGGACTTGAAAGTTTCTTTCAAGTAGATGAAAGGAGAATACAGCATGAGTATTCGCTGCGATATTTACGACCGCAAGCTGTATGACGTCTGGTTCGCAGCAGCGCCGTATGCGGCGAAATCCAAACCCGCCAAGACGCTCCGGCAGTGGGCGGCAGACGAGGGCGCGGACATCGTTTACAACCTCGCACTGTTCAACATGACCGGCAGCGGCAGCGACCGCTACGGCGTTATCAAGGGCCGAACCTTGCAGTACCTCAAGGCCAAGGGCAAAGAGTGCGGCTATGGCGGTACAACTGAGCGGCTGAGCCTCGGCTCAGAGAATGTTGTTTCTGGCTGGAAGCTGGCGATCAAGGACGGCAAGGTGAACGGATATCTCGGCAAGTCTGACCGGCGCAGCCGTAATATGTGCGGCCTGCTGACAGACGGCCGGTATATCCATGGGCAGACTTCGGCCAGTCACACCGAGCTGGAAGTTGCGCAGTACGTCCGCGATCACTACGACGTCAAGCTGCTGCTCGTACAGGACGCAGGCGGCAGCACCGGCATGTATCGCGTGTCGGACGGCTACCTGTTCGCACCGGAAAAAGAGGGTACGAACGGCAGACCGGTGTGCAGCGTAGTCTGCATTAAGCGTAATAATAAGGCAACGACTCCGAAGGAGGAGAACAAGATGAGCAAGAAGGTATTTATCGGTGTCGGCCACGGTGGTTCTGATTCGGGTGCAGTCGGCTATATCGTGGAGAAGGAGGCAAACCTCGTGATGGCGCTGGCGTGCCGCGATTATCTCACCGCACATGGCGTTGAGGTACGCATGAGCCGCACCAAGGACGAGGAGGACCCCATCAACGAGGAGGTGCGCGAGTGCAATGCCTACGCGCCTGATCTGGCTATCGACGTGCACAACAACTCCGGCGGCGGTGACGGCTTTGAGGTATATCACACTCTGAACGGCGGCACTGGCAAGGTCCTCGCGCAGAATATTGAGAAGCAGGTTATCAAGATCGGCCAGAACAGCCGCGGCTGCAAGACCAGACAGGGCCAGCGTGGCGATTACTACGCTTTCGTGCGCGACACCAAGTGCCCAGCGGTCATCTGCGAGGGTGTATTCGTTGACACCAAGGCTGATGCAGCACAGGCGGGCACCAAGGAAAAGCAGCAGGAGTTCGGCATCGCATACGCCAAGGGTATCCTCGATACGCTGGGCATTAAGTATGACACTTCGACCGACAAGCCTGCTGAGCCGACCAAGCCGCAGGACCCGGAAGTACAGGCTGCAATCGAAAAAATCCAGACCAAGGCCGGCCTGGAGGGAAAGACCATCGAGTATCTGCTCGCATACAAATACGGCGAACAGCTCGTGAAGAAGCTGGCGGCAGCTATGCAGCAGTAA